ACCCTTCTCAAAGAAACGATAGGTCTCTGTTGTCTGAGGTAATGGTGGAACTTTCAATAGATAATTTTCTACTGGATGTTGGAAGTCAAATACTATGATACATTTCTTCTTATTGAATCCCATCAAATCCATACCAAAGCAAGGAAGGTTATGTCCAGTCTTAGGATACATTATATTGTTATGGATATCAACAGTACCATCCCATATATCAACGTGCCTAGACTTGATAAAATGCTTACCAGAATATAGATCAGCAGTCAGATTAACACCTCTTTTGTTAGTCCAATCTGTATGATTGAAGTTGTATATCAAATCAGGAAACGTATTGAATACTGCCTCCCGATATCCATCCCAAATGCTCATGCTATTTGCTCCACAAATTTGTTTAAGATAGTTTTGTTTGTCATCTTAGAACCCATGTGCTTTTTAAATGCACGTGTTAGTTCTGCTCTGGTTGCTTCTTCACCCTTCTGTTTAACTTCAAGGTCTTGAGTGCCTTCACCCATGCCTTGATAAGGTATGAAGAATGCTTCAGTATAACCTAAAAGTAGAGAAGATGCAAACTTTTGTTTAGTCCATTGCTTCTCCATTCTATCAGACTCTTCATAATCTAGAATGCGAAGACTTCTCTTAAGTTCATTCTTAGAGCAGATACGCATACCTATCCAATTGAAATCAGTAATCTCTTTAAAGAAACTAACAATCTCTTTCGTTGTTAAGTATGGACTTGATTTTAATTCACGAGTGTATCCAGTTCTAGGATCTCTTAGTACATAAACTTTTGAAGGACGTAATTGCCTTGTACTCAATCCATTATAATCACATTCTAATACAGCAGTTAATGGATTGGATTCACCATCAGTTAAACAAACTACATTAACCTTATCAACTCTCTCAACCCTTCTGATTTGCTCTACTATTTGTCTTGAACATAAGACTGCCTCACCAAGAGGAGTACCACCAAGACCGTACTCTTGAACATATCCTATCCTATGATTGTTCATAGCAAATGCTTGCATGTATACATACTGCATTGATCTCTCTAGTGACTTCTTATTCTGCTGTGATGAAAAGAATTCTAGAAGTTTAAATCCACTACAGAATCCTAAAACATTTGCTTCTTCCTTTATAGCAGGATGAGATGAATGATTGTCCCATCCATTTTGGAATCCATATACTCTAAATGGTATTTGTGCTTTCCTACAGAACCATACTAAATTGTAAGTCTGCTTAAGAGTATCTAACAATACATGATTCATAGACCCAGACCAATCAAGGTAGAATACTAATCCATGATTCTTACCTTCTGGAACTACTGTAATCCTTCTAAAGATATCATCACTTATCTTGTACTTGTATAAAGACTGTGTATCAATAACACCAGTCTTAGATGTTGCTGCTCTCTTATACTCAGCAGCAGACTTCTTCATCTCAAACTGTTTTAAAAGATAATTAACACTACGTTGTGCTTCTTTTTTATATGATTCATAGTGCTTCTCAGCATAATTAAGACTATCATAATAGTAATCATGGAACTGCTTATCCCTACAAGCTTGTCCATATAAACCAAAGTGAAGATCTTCTTGGATTTTCTTATGTCCAACAATTGTTTTATTAAGATCTATCTTAGGAAGGTTTAAATAAACCCACTCTCTAGCATCATCATCCACTAAAGTTTCTAATGATTCTTGCAATGCTTTATCTGTAACACACTCAGTCTCATCAGGAGAAGCTTCAGTACCACCAGTTATATCATCCTCATACATAGCATCTTCCAATTCATCAAGTCTATCTTCAATTGACTTTTGATTGTTAGGTCTTTGATCTTCACCTTCACCTTGTCCATCTTCTTTATTTTCAGAATCAATCTCTTGCTCTATCTCATTACCAGCAACAGGATTATTCCAATCAATATTAATCTGTTCAGGTAGATCTGGTTTTTTATCTTGTTCTTTACTTTCTGCCCACTCATACAATTCTCTAGAGAGTTCTAGAACATCTTCAAATGTCTTTGTAGTTGCTACACGATGAACCCAGTCTCCCTCTTCTTCAGTAAATTCTATTTCATTATTACCTTTGAAGAATAGATTGATACGATCAATGAATGCTAGTTCTGATATCTCCTCATCTGCAACACCAAAGAAATCCTTATGCCATAGTTCTCTATACCCTTCAAAGAATGACTTCTTAAGACCAGGATATGTATGCTTCATCATACGCTCAATACGAGCATCTTCTATAACGTTAACAAATCCCTTGGGAGCATCAACAGGTATATTGGGAGTATATAAAGCATGACCAACCTCATGTCCAACTAGAAGATCGTAGATCGTACCAGAAGCATCCTTCCATATAGGTAAGGTAAGAACACGATTATTCACATCGAATGAAGCCGTCTGTACTTGACGATGCTCTACTGTGAGATTCTCTGTTGCTAGGAGCTTTGCAAGGATCCCTTTAACTTCTGCGTTGATTGTCATAATCCCTCTCGTATGCATCTAGTATAGCAAACTCTTTGGGTGTGTGATGTGACAGTGTGACAGTTTGTTTACTGTCACCCCAGTGTCTTATGACCCCTGCAGTAATAAAACAATTAGTAACGAGATAAGAAACGAAAATAATAGAACGTACCAGAACAACGTAGTTGTCGTAGGGTTCAGTTTTTTCGTCAGAAAAACTACCCAATGCATACTTCCAAATCCTCCATAGTTTAGTCACTCAAATAAACTGTGCTTAGATGTACCAGCATTATCATTTGATATATTTCCAATGCCAGTCTCTTCGGTTTCATGGAATTCATATTCCCAATCTTCTACCACAGTATTAGCCAAAAATAAATCAGTGAGAGTATGCAATTCTTTTTCTGCTGTCTCCTTATCTGGTGCTTCAAACCAATAATCAATAACCTTACCAATCCTTAACAAGTTTGATTTAAGACTAGGAGCCACTCGCTTAGTGTTATTCATAACAGCATTACCAGCAGCATCTGATACAGATCCTCTGAGCTTCACATTAACAGTTGCTTTAAATCTCATTTTCTTGTTTCACCCTCTGCTAATTTAGTTGTATCTAGTAGTTGCCTCTCTGTAATCTTAGTTAATTTCTTTGAGGGGTGTCGAAACTCTTGAATCAATCTTCTACCATCAATATCATCACCAATGACAGTAAAGAACTTTCCAAAACGTTTACCACCAGCACCTGCTCCTGCCATTGTACCAGTTTGCATTATTGCTGGTGCTGCAATCAAACAGAATGGTCCAGAAAAGCACAACTACCCAATCCAGCAGCAAATCCTACACCTGTGCCAGCAACACCACCAACGATTGCTCCTCCCACTTCAAATTTTTCTTCTTCGGTACTCCATTGTACTACGTTTATTATCTTACCTATTGGATGTGTTACACCTGTATCATCTATTACTACCTCACATTTCTTCCACTTCTCTTCCACAAATTCACCATCATCTACTAGCACAAGGCAAGTTGGTCCTTTAGGTGCTGGTCGTTTTACATTCGAGCCTGGTCTAATAGATGATGCTAGTACCCCAGTAGGTAGTAACATCGATGCTGCAATTACTGCAGTTAATAGTTTCTTCATTCCTCCTCTAATAGTTTTGAAAAATCATTGACCTTTTCAAATCTAAGACATCTCTTAAATTTGTCCATAAGTATATCACCCTTATGTGATATAACAAATAGATTAGTTCCTCCTCCCAACTTCAAAAGTATAGAAAGTAATTCACTAGTAGCAGAAGCATCTAAGGAACTATCAAATACTTCATCAAGTATGAGAAGATTAGTTGCAGCAGAGTTTTTCATACGTGCAACTTCTCTCCATGTAAAAAGAAGAGCCAAGTCAATCTTCTGTTTCTCACCTTCGGAGAAAGAAGCGTAACTAAACTCATCTCTAAATCTACTTTTAATTACTTCATTAAACTCCTCGTCGAGAGTGAAGTTAACAAAGAAATCCATTGTATGAAGATATTTATTGATGAGTCCATTAAATATAGGAATATATTTCTTTATGATCTGCTTCTTAATACCAGAATCTTTCAGTAACTTTCCAATAATATTATACTCATCCAATGTCTGACTAGAGTTTGCACAATCATTTTCTATTAAGTTAAGTTGTTCAGTTAATTTGTCTAATTCCTCACTCTCTTCATCAATCTTAGGACTAGTTAAATTCTCTAATTCTTTATCTATATTCAAATTTTCCTTTTCTAATCTAACTACATCCCTCTCTAAAGATGACACTTCACTTCTAACATTATACATTTCCTCACATATTTTTTCTATCTTATTAATAATATCTACAGCCTCATCAATATTTTTTGTTAAACCTTCAGCATCTTTAGTTAATATAGATCCACTATTAGTTAACGATGCCATCCTAACTCCTTTAAACTCATCACTAATAACCTGAGTACATGTAGGACACTCATCATTAGTCTCAAGAAAGGTAATCTCTTTAGTAAGTCTCTTTAATTCAGTTTTGTTTTCAGTTTGTTTATCACGCAACCCCTGTAATAACGTACGCTGTGTTTCAATCCCCTGACAACCGTCTTCTAATTTCTTTAACTTCCGTTGCTTTGATTTTTTTTGTTTACTTTTTTCTTTTATTTTAGTTTCATTTAGTTCATATTTCTCTTTCTTTTCATCCTTCCTATTTGTATTAACTTCTTTTAAAGAATTAATTAATCTTTCCTGAGATAAAACTCTCTCTTCTGCAATTTCTTTTAAATAAATAGTGTCTCTATTTTTTGAAATTTGACTTCTAACTCTGTCTTTTAACAGAGTATTCATGTGTGAGAAGATCTGGATATCGAGTAGATCTTCGATAACTTCTCTCCTGACACTTGCTCCCAATTGCATGAAGGGTACAAATGTGGATGAACCAAGTATGACAACTTGGGTAAAACTTTTGTAGTTGAGTTTAAGGACTGATTGTTCCAGATACTTCTGCGTGTCTTTGGCAGCAGCGTCTTGGTCAACCATCTTGTTATTTTTATAAACCTCAAATAGGTTTGGTTTCGCACCTCGGAAAACTCTGTATTCATCTTTACCAATAGAAAAACATACTTCAACTTTTAAACCCTTTTCATTTATACTGTTAACTAATTGCCCTCGATTAATTTTTCTAAATGGTTTATTGAAAAGGCCAAAACATAAAGCATCTAACATGGTACTCTTTCCAGCACCATTAGTCCCAACAATTAAAGTGGAAGGAATGTCATTAAGTTGTATTTCAGTCCATTGATCACCAGTGGAAAGAAAATTCTTCCACTTAATACTTTCAAATGTAATCATTCCGATTTAGTTGGAGGTAAAATTAAATCATTTTTAGTGACTATTGAATAAGCATATCCAAATTTATCACAATTAATGGCAACAGCATCAACATCTATTTCCATTAATTCTAGTGTTCTTTTGTAATCGATAGCTTGTAACTGTTCAAGATATCTTACAGCGTCATCCTCTTGCTCAAACATATGAACGGTTTTAACGTTATCATTATTTGGAAGAGCGTATACGCCACCAGTATCTTTCTCAGTTAAAATAAACATTAAAGTTCAGAAGCTTCTAAGTACAATGATCTCATAATGTTTTTAACATTATTTCGATTAACCTTAAGATCAATTTCATCGACGTAGTTGTCTAGTAATGTCATGGTGTCCTCAGTCTCTACAACCGAATCACCCCTTTCTAAATCAACACTCAAATCTTCTACAATCTTAAGATCGGCTAAACCAATATCTTGGAGTTGCCTCACTACATAATCAAACTTAGCATAATCACCCTTGTCCTCTACTATGAGTTTGACGAAGGTTCCTTTAATTTCTTCTTCAGGCGGGATAGTAACTCCACCATTATAATACAACTTATGAAAAGTGTCAAAGGGATTTCTATAGAAAGTAGTTCGTAGAGTCTCTGTATCAAAGACATGGAACCCTCTTTTTTGTCCGTAGTCATTCCAATATAATTGATATGGGTTACCGAGATAATAACAATTATCCCTATTAGATTTAGTGTGATAGTGTCCTGAGAATACCTTCTCAAACTGTTTAAACATAGTCATATCAATACCAGTATTCATGACATGACCTGGATGAGCTTCAAAGCCGTTAAGCTCAAGATGGCCCATACAGACAGGTGCAGTACTTTCTGCGATGCTTCGTAAGGTTCTGTCGTAGTTCTCATCACATATCCAAGGAAGTAATAGAATGTCAGTACCGTCAAAATTACGGGTACTGGGTTCAGTGACAACATCTATATCATATCCTCCTAACAACTCATCTGGTGAGTTAATCCTTAATGTGTTCTTATAATATATGTCATGATTACCAACCAAGGCAGTCATCTTACATCCTAATTCTTTAACAGGATCAAACCACATCTCCTTCGCTGCTTCAAGAGACATAAAGTTAACATACTTACGTCTATCAAACGTATCACCTAAATTTATAATCTCTTTAATACCCGATGCTTTAAGAAAGGGTATTACAATTTTACTATAGAACTTTCTATAGTGCTCAACAAAATGAAGATTGTCATTACGGACACCGAAGTGTTGATCTGTTATCAGTAAGATCTTCATCTCTTCTGATTCATTTCAACACGATTCTTTATGCCACCATAATCAGCACTAGTATCACCATCAGTTGAGAATACATGCTCGTATCCAGACTTCTCTAAAATTTTATCTTTGATGTCCATCTGGCGTTTCTCTTTAGCAATACGACGTAGGAACGCATAATACACTATCTGTGTAAAATATGCAAATGGATTTTTACTCTTTGCTGGATCAAAATTATCTATGTACTGTATACAATTTTCTATGCCATCACAAACCATATCATCTTTATACATGTAGTTGATAAAGTTTGGTCTATAAGATAGGTGTGTTGCTATCTTTAAAAAGCATCCCCCAATATAATTATTGACACGAGGTTTAGGCAGACCTTGCTTCTCAGCAATCTCAACCTTATCCTTATACTTAACAATGGCAGCTAGGAAGTCTGCATTATTAACATAGTGTTCTTTCTTCTTAGCAACTCTTTTCATATCGGTGTTCGATTATGATTACATTATAATAGAGCTTGACAAAGTTGTCAAATTTATATAGACTAACCATGTTAAGGGTTCAGGGATATACTATGAGTAATATAGTTTTTCAAATATTTGTCTAGCTTGTTTAATGGATCCTATGTATCCTTGAGTCTTTTTTAATTCTGTTTCTCTACGAGCCGTACGCTCGGCTGTTTTATGTGGTGCTTCCTCGTTCGCTAAAAATCCTTCATACATAAACATAACTTCTTTAGACATAGAGGCAACACTTAACACATCCTTTTCTCTAACTATAAAAAAGTCTTCATCAGATAATTGCATCCACTTGTGAAATCCCATACCTCTCATCATTTTCCCCTTACCCATATCCTGATTGACCACTTGTATACATACAGGGTCTTGAAGAAAACATAGAGTCTCTTCATTTTCATTTGTTAATACAGCCTTGGCAAGCACTTCCTCTCCACTGACGAGTTTGAAAACTCCATGAAATTCTTCTTCATGTCTAGCGTAATTAATTGCCATGAGGTTTGAGTTTAATCTCTACAATTTCATAATTAAAATTTTCTTCTTTATATATTTTCAATCTTTCAAAGAGATGGAGAAGAGTATAGTTCTTCCCACTATCTCTACTAATATCGTCAGCTATATCATATAAAGTTGCTTCTACTTTGTCTCTGGAATTCCTGAGAACCCTTCCAATTGATTGGAGATTACGGACTCTGGACTTGGAGGGACTGGCGAAGACGAGGTTGTGCAACCGCCTAATGTTAATCCCAGTACTGAAAGTGCCATAAGAGGCAACAATAATTGAGTTGTTTTCATGTTCTACTAATTTACGAATTTGTTCTCGGTCATCGACATCCACTCC